ATGTATCCGGTCTCCGCCCACTTGTAGGTATGCCCGAAATACTCGTCCGCGTCCTTGCGGTGCTGCTTCTTCTCTTCGTCGGTATACTCTTTCAGTGAATAGCGCTTCTTGACATTCTCCGCGCCCTCAAGGGAATAGTCCCCATTGACATTTTCGCCATCGGTGCGTATACTATCCATAGAAGCATCACGCAGGAATGTAGACTTCGGGTTCTGCCCGTATGAGCTACTGATGTCCTGTGTGATGTTTTCTATTTTTGTAATGTCTTTCAGAAGCAGCCCCTTTGAAACCGGTTCGATATTAACGGTGCCCTTGTAGTACTCGTTCCCGACCTTGAATGTCGTATCGAAGTATTGAAAGTCCCCTACGGCGTTGGGGTGGACATGCCCGTCTTTTCCGTCCGGGGCCGTTCTGAAATTAGTCCCTGCATCAATCAGGTTGTCCAACTCCGTAGACGCCCTCATTTTCGCATCGCGGATATCGGAAGAAATATTCTTGGACGGGTGCCCATATTCTGCCGCACTTCGGCCATTGACGAACACGCGATTATCAATGCCGATGACTTTCCCTGCAAACTTTTCCTTGATGACTTGGATTGCTCGCTTCGTTTTCTGCTTGTCATCCAGCCCGTCAAATTGGCTTTGCTCCGTCTGCACATCGACAAATCGCTTACCGTCTGCGAATTCATTCAGGGAATACCGCGCGCCGCCCTCTGTGGCGACATTTTTGCTGTTCTGCGCCGCCGCTTCAAATGCCTGCTGTAAAAGCCCCTCCGCTGTCTGCGCCTGCTGTTTCGCCTTGCCGGTCAGCTTGCCCACGATCTCACGGATGGCGTCGCGCAGCTTTTCAAGCAGCGTGCGGTCTTCGCTGTGCCTGCGGATAAACTCGTTCAGCACGTCCGTATTGGCGATCATCTCGCCCGCGTAGTTCGCCGCGGCCTCGTCCAGCGCTTCATCCGCGCTGATCTCAACGCCCATGCGGTTATACTGCTCATGCAGAATGTTCGCCGCCTCGGCAACGTCGGGGTCTTCCATGATGGCATCGCGGAACGCCGTGTACTGCTCGGGCGCAAGCTCCTGCACACGGTGTGTCCACTCATGGCCGACGACCTGCATCACGGGGTCCTGCGCATCCTTTGCAATGCGGATTTCGTTGCCCTCGATGACGCCGTTAGCCGTGCCGCCACGCACCGCGTCAGCCATGCGCACGCGCACGCCGAGTGCCTTTGCAACGGTGTTGATCTCGTCTGCCGTCGCACTGTCCATTTCACGTGAAACGTAGTCATCATAGACAAGGCCGCTGCCTCCGTCGCTCTCCTGCGCAAAGGTCTTCTTGCGCGCCTCGGCCTTCGCGTCGTTCTGCCCTGCGACATACCCCGCATAGGCCGTCTCATTCGTCGGGTTCGGGTTCGCCTTGCCCTCCACGCCCGCATTGTAGGCAGGAATAAAGTCTTTCACGTGCTCCGCCGTGTCCTTGCCCTCCTGATACGAGCCACGGATCGCCTTACGCCCGCTCTCCCCGATCATGCTGTCGTAGCGGGCGAAGAGCTGGTCGGCAATGCCGTTCACGATCTCCGCGTCGCTGCGCGTCTCCGTCTGCATGTTCGGCAGCGCGGTGCGGCTGTCGTAATAGCGCCCACCTCGGTTGCCGATGGCCTCCACGCCACCGCCGAGCCCACCGAGGATGCCGCCGACGAGGAAGTCGTTCAGAATTTCCGATGCTTCCAGCTCGCTATAGCTCCCGCCGAGCGTCTTGCCGTTATAGATCATCTGTAAGGCAGGCTGAATGAGGTCTTCGATAGCCTCCTCGCCGCCCTCTTCAAGGAACGACAGCGCGATCTTGCCCGCTGCGCTGTTATTGAGCCCCGACATCGTGCGCTCGATGACACCATCTAAGAAGCCCTTGCCGAACATTTTCTTGAACGGCGCTGCCGCGTTGCCGATCTTCTCGGTTGCCACGCTGAGTGCGCCGCTTGCAAAGCCATAGTTGACCTGCTGCTCGTGCGTTGCGCCCGCTCTGCGCGCCTCCTGCGCGCCACTGCCCACGCTACGAATGGCCATAGGGAAAAGCGCTGTTCCAAACATAAAGGGCGATAATGCAATGTCTCCTGCCATTTGCGTGCCGGAAACACCCACATCAACGGCAATCTGCCCGACTTTGCCCAGCCCGCTTTTCGCCTTATTGATATCCTTTGCGCCGCTGTCGGCGAGTCGGTCGGCGGCCTTGTAGATGTTGCCCGCCGTGCGCTCCACCTCGCCGCCCTCGCCGTATGCCTGCAGGTATGCGGCTTTTTTTGCTTCCAGCGCCGTGATGACGTTGCGCGCCGTGTCGCGCTCAGATGCCGTGCTGCTCGGGTCTGCCAGCACGTCGCGCTGCGCCTTGATATCCTGATCCCACAGCGCAATTTCTTTCTCGGCTTCCTCGCGCTGCTGCAATCCGACGCCGACCTGCTTCATGCCCACAGCGTTGACAAATCCCGAGCCGTAGGTCTTTACCGCGCCCTTTGCCGCGTTCCCGACGCGCTGCGTGACCGTCTGCGGCTTCACGTCCTTCACATGCTGATTGAAGGCTTTTTCGCTCTGGTAGTTCTTCGCCTCTTGCTGCTGCAAAGCGCCCTTGCCGAGGCCCTGCGCAAGCGCATTCTGGTTCTTCGGCGTCACGACATTCTGCTGCACGGTCGGCTGCTGGCGGAACATCGGAGACGTTGCCTTCTTCTCCTGTTCCGTCATCTTTGGCGTAGAAACAGGCCGATAATAAGTGTAAATCTGCTCCCGCTTGTCTTGCTTTACTCTCGCAGGCTTTTGCGCGGGTGCGTAGGAAGCGGGAGCGGGGCTGCTGACCGCAGCAGCCGCCCCACTTCTTTTCTGATACTCACGATATCCCTTGATAAGATCCAGCTTTTCCTTTTTGATCGGCATAATTTACCTCCGCTTATTCAAGCCATTCGTCCGGGTCATAGCCAAAGTGGCTGAACAGATATCGCGCCTCCGCATCCGTCAATTTCCCTTGATCTGCATACACCGCAATCGTGTTTGCAATGCCTGTATTGCTACCGGTCTGCGTCTTCATCTTCTCTAAGCTCGATAATATTCTCGAGGCGCTACTGCTTAGCCCTCCACCGTCATTCCCACCGTTCTGACCTTCCAGCCAGTTTTCATAGTCGGAATAGAGGCCGCTCGAAGATGTAAAGCCGTACTTCTGGTAGTTAGCCTTCTGCGCAAGCCAGCTCTTGGGGTTCCCGCTCGCCTTTGCCGCAGCAAACAGGCCTTCGTAGTCCATCGCTCCGCCGGTAGCTCCGCTACGTGTCCCGCCACCGGAAGTCCGGCGAGAGCCACCGCCGCTTGCCTTCCCCGCCGCTGCCTGCGCGGCCTGCTGCAATTTATACTGCCATTCCGCATTATAGCGTGCGTCCTCGATGGCGTCGCGTTCCTTCTGGTAGTTATAGTTGAGCTTGTCCTGCTGCTTCTGATACGCCAGCGCATCCGCCGCCTGCTGGTCGCCCACCTGATCGCGCGCAAGCTGGTAAAGATAGTTGCGGTCAGCCAGCCAGCGGTTGTAGTTGTTGTCCTCAAGGCCGATGAGCGTATTCAGGTCGGCGCGGTCAGCATTCAAGCCGTCCTGATACATGCTATAGGCAAGCTGCTGTAATTCGGGAATCTTGTCCGTCATCTGGCTCATCTGGTAGTCGCTCGCCTGTTGGCTCGCTGCCACCGCCGCCGTGGACGGCATCCCGCCCGTCATCACTGCCGCCTTGCCGAGCACATCCTCAGCGCTGCGGTCTGCCTCGCGCGTGTACTGCTTGCGATACTGCTGATAGAGCGGGTCGCTCGCTGCATCATAGGAAAACGGCGTGCGGTTCAGCAGCGCGTCGAGCTTTGCGCTGATCTGCCCGCTCTGATCGTAGTTGTAGTTGCTGTCGCCCAGCTTATCGAGCCAGCTCGTGTCAGCCTTTGCAGGGCTCGCGCCCGTGCCGAGTTTGATGTACTCGCTGCCGTCCACGCCGCCAGAATAGTCGTACTTCGCGCGGATTTTCTCCGCTGCGTCGTGCGCCGCCTGCTGGCCCGCCTTGTCTCCCTCGGCATAGGCCTTGTTGTAGGCCTCTGTATACTGCCGGATGAGATCAAGGTCGCCAGAATCGTTGATGAGCGTCAGGTCTGTATTCTTGTGTTTGAAATTATCTGCCATTGTCCCCTCACTTTCTGCCGCCCGTCACGTATTCGTACTCGAGCGCATAGAGCCGGTATTCTCCTGTGGCTTTGATTTTTAATCTAAAGTGGTCGCAGCGGCGGATCGGGCAGTTGAGCGTGAAAACGTCTTTCTCCTGTGCCCCGCAGCGGTCGACCTCTTCCCACGCGCCGTCGTCGAACTTGACAAGGAACACGACCGTTGCACCCTTCTCGCATTCCAGCCGCGCCCGCACACGCTGCACGTGCTTCGCGTCAAACGATCCGCCGTCGTAGTCGGCAAACTCCGCCTCGCTGCTGACGGCTCCCTCGCGTGTTGCGCCGGTCGGGATATCTGCCGGATTCCCCAGCAGCACGCACCCACCGTCTACTAAGGCCATGATACCGCCCGAATAGGCCATTTGCACCACGGCAAGCGTATCTTCCTTATGCCACACGCCGTTTTCGCTGCTGTAGCAGTACAGCGCCGCCTTGCCATCCTCTTTCAGGCTCACGTAGTAGTTGAGGCCGTCGCTTCCTCCCACCGCGTCAGAGAGGCGCGCATCGTCGCCCAGCGTGCGGGAGATACAGCGCGGCATGCCGCCGCTGTACGCCATGATGCCGACCTTTGAGAGGTAATAGAGCGTTTCCCCCGCCACGGCGAGGCTCTTGTGGTTTCCCTTCATCACACCGAGCACAGCACTTGACATGAGTTGGAAGTTTGTCGGAATCGTGCCGTACATCTTGAAAATTTTGTCTTCTTTGAAAAAGCACGGGTAACCAAGGTAGCTCACGCACGCCGTGAATGCTCCCGCCGTGCCGCTCTCCACGCTGAACGCATCCGTGGATAGTCCGTCAAACACGTTCCAGTTGTACGGGTCGCCGAGCTTTGAAGCAAAGATGCTGTCGCCCTTGCAGCCCCACACGCGGTTCTCGTTCGTGCAGACAAAATCCATGTCGGGAACGCTGCGCTTGAGCGTGACTGTTCCGGGCTCCGTGATGCTTTCCTGCCCATCGGGCAGGCGGAAAGTGTTTTCATAAAAGCGCAGCGTCTTTTTGTCTTCGCTGATCTCTCGGATGATGGGCGTGCGGTTGTTGTAGGTCTCCTTTGTACAGCCCGAGATCGTCACGGCGTCGCCCACGTTGAATGGGAACGCCGCGCCGGTCGTCGTGATGCTGTTTGCCGCCGCCTTTTCGTCGGCATACGTACCATTCCCGAATTTCAGCCCCGCCGCGGCGTAGCTCGCCTCCATCGGCTTGATCGTGCCGTCCTTTTCACACACGATCTTGTCGGGGAAGATGAGCACGCGCTCGCCCAGTGCACAGAAAGTCTTTTCGCTGTCTGCGACCGTCGACTTCTCCTCGCCGTTGACGTAGAGCTTCGTTCCGTATACCTCGTAGAGCTTTCCTGCACTGAAAATGCCGTTTGCCGTCCCCATATCCTTGCGGACGGTATAGCGCCTCGCACGGGGGGAAAGAAGCGGGAAGTATCGCGCCGACAGGTTCTTCATGTCGTAGAGCTCGCCGCCCGCCGCACCGAACGTGTGGTTGATGCCTCCGAATTTCTCTTGCTGCACGCGCCGGTTCGTATATGCCGTGATCTCAGGCAGTCTCATCCGGGCCCTCGCTTTCTTTCTTCTCTGGCGCTTCCGTGCCGTCGCAGATCATCGCGATATTGCGAAGCGACTGCCGCACCGCCGCCACCACGTCCACCGCGTCGCCGTTGACGTTCAAAATGCCGATCAGGCGCATCGCGTGCGCCGCTTCCTGCTTGATCTTTTCATTCATGCTCTTTACCTCCAATCGGGTTGCGAATAGCTCCCGTAATTGTTGACCGGTCGAACCGATAGCCAATTTGTGTTGTAATACGTCCCAATGTTGACGATCGCGCGGTATCTCTTCCAGTTCGGATAGGCATACGTCCCGACGTTGATGACCGCCTTCGCACTGCCTCCGCTGCCGCCGCCGCTGTATGTCGTGGCTGTGCCGGAATCGCTGTAATCTGAGACGATCCACGATCCGCCCCAGTAGTACATGTTGCATATCCACTCGTATGTCGTGCCCGGTGTGAGCCCTGTGATCGTGCCGACAAAGGTGCTCGTACCACCGCCGACCTCGCTCGAATCGAACGAGAACGTCCCGACGCCCGTGATGCGGATGTCGATTGAGCGCTTATACGTGTAATCCGACGCGCCGCCAGTAAACCGTGCGTAGACGCTGAGCTGTGTCCCGTCTCCGTCGACCGGCGACAGCGTACAATAAAAGCTCTCCATGCCTTACTCCTCGATGAAAAACACCGTGCCATACGGCGCGTGGCTCGGCGGCGAAGCGCCGAACGTGTAATTGCCGCTCAGCACCAGATAGCCGCCGCCGAGCGAGACGACAGGGTAGTCGCTGGCATTGTCTTTTCCGATCAATGCAAACGGCCCCAGCTCGGATTCAAGAAAGATATTTCCCGCTGCGTGCATCTTCATGCCACCATAGGTCGCCGTCAGACCGACGCCGACCTGCCCCGTGCCCGTGTAGGCAAGATCCATGCTGCCGACAGGGGTATCTCCGGCCAGCAGGCTCACGCTTCCGCCGCGCAGCGCACCCGCTGTCAGCGTGCCATAGATGTTCACCGCATCCACGCACAGATCAATGCTGCCCGTGCTCGCTACCTGCACGCCGTTGTAGTTGAGTTTGAAGATCGTGCCGTTCTCGCCGCTCGTCGCGCCCAGCGTGAAGCCGGTCGCGCTCTGGTCGAAAATGCTCTGTGCCTGCGTCGCGTCGATCTTGGTGCTTACCGTCGCGCGGATGCCGTTCACGTCGGCCTTGATGTTTGTGATCGCGCCGTCGAGGTTCGAAATGCTCGCCTGCAAGCCCTTTGCCGTTGTGTCAAGCTGCGTGATGTCCCCCTCAGCATCGCTAAGTCGAGCATCTAATCCTTTCGCTGTAATGGAAATTTCATTTACGTTCTTGTCAGTATCTTCGATCTTGGCGTAGATCGGCTCGGAAATATTCTTGATAAACTCGCTCAGTGCATTCTGATTGATGTTGCTCCCGTCCAGATTGAAAAGCGTATACCGAAGCTGTTCCAGAAGCACGAAAAGGTAGTCGTAGACCCCGTTGATCTGCTCCTGCGTGTCTTTGCCTTCGCCGTTCGGGAAGGTCGTCTCCACCAGCTGAAATGTCGTCGGCACTTGTCATCACACCTTCCAGTTGCCCCGGCTTTCTTTCCGGTTGGTCCTGCGCCACCATGCCATAGCATCGGCCACCGCCTCGTTGGCAATGGCGTGGTCGTTGGCATAGAGCGCGCTGTCCTGATTGTAAGCGTCGAGCTGCGCTGCCAAATACAGGTGGTAACACTCGTTGTGCCCGTCCGGCAGCAGCAATTCCATATCCTCGACGCTCGCGGTGTCATCCTCCACGCTCACTTTGATGGCGGGGGCTTCCGCCCCCATCATCTCGGCAATTCGGTGCTCAAGCACCATGAGAATTTCCGCCTTGCGCGGCGTGCTCAATTTGTTAGGCCGCAGCGCGTCCGCGTCACGGATCGCTTTCAGCATTTTCATACATTAGACCTCCGTGAAATACTGCCCCATAAGCTCGTGTGGCAGATACTGCAAGACGATCTTCCCGCCGGCGGCCTCGCCGATACGCTCGCAGAGGTACGTCTTGCCGTCCTCGCTGTCGAGGTAGTACTTGCCATACTCGTACTCCATGCCGCGGCTTGCGGGGATTGGATCATCCTGCGTGCCCGCGTGCGCAACGTCGATCACGACCCACAGCGCGGGCGTTGCGCTCGGCTTCCAATCCTCCTGCGAGGTGTGCGCTTGACGGCACTTGTACACCTTGCCGCCGTAGCTCCTGCGGTCGCCCTCCGCGTAAGCAACAGGATACGCCCATGCCGTGATAAGCTCGGGCACAGTCGCCGCCTCGCCGTCGCTCAGGCTGACCGCCGCCTGCTCGATGATGGGCCGCAGCTCCACCGCACGGGCGTATGTGACCGGCGCGCCCGCAAGGGCGGTAACGGTCGCTTTGGCGTTCTCCGTCTCCGTGGGCTTGCCCATCTTGATAGACACAGTACCGTTGCGGTGGTCAGTGATCGCCCCGCTCAGGCTGTACATGCTGTTGTCCCACTCGTTGACGACCTCCTCGGTCTCGCCCGTGGGATTGCCCTGCTCGTCCAGCACGTCCTGCGTCTCGCGCTGCACAATGCTCCACGGCGTATTGTCGGGCAACAGTGCCACTACGGCATCGTAGGACATGGTCAGATAGATGGTTTTGGTATCACGGCCGTTCCAGTTGCGGTCAACAAGGTTGCCGTTGACCGCTGCGGGGTATTCCGTGTTGTTGACTTTGATGTAGATGCTCATGTGTACTCCTTTCTACTGTTGCACAGCGTTTGCTTGCAGCCATGCTAAGAGGTCGCCCGTAGGGGCTTCGTCAAAGGTGATAGTGCGGTAAGCTTCATCAGTAAAACCGTATCCGTCATTTACTCGCGTATTGTCGTAATAAATTCCGGGCTTAATCCACTCCCACCCATATATCTTGAATACTGAATATTTATTGCCGTTTGAGGTAAACGCGGGTGTGTCAAATTCTTTTAGGGTACTGCTTGGCGTTGTATAGCTATTGTTCAGCACCCACGTGTACCCATTTTGAAATTTAATGTCATACCCCGTTCCGTTAATAAGCGTCCTGCCCTTCTTGATGCTGTATACAGTGCCGTTGACGAGGCATTTCCCGCCCTTCACTTCGTAGGCCATGCCGTTGACGAGTGTTTTGTGTCTCATGCGCGCACCTCCACAGACAGCCCGCGCAGCCGCGCGTACTCGATCACGGCGTAGTGCAGCGGCGTACCTTCCTTGATGTGCACAGGTGCACCGTCCTTGAAAACGTACACAGCCTTGACCATGTGCTTCTCGCCGCGCTCATCTTTGATGTAAATCTCCATCTCCGCGCCTCCTTAACCGTACACCCAGTTAATAGCGTAGTTCTCGGTGGGCGTGCTCTCCGATGCCACCAACGTCTGCTTGACGATGTTGCCGCTCGCGATATAGTCGCTTCCACGCGTCGCCGCCGCCAGCCCGCCCGAGCCATTGCCCTTGATGAGAGAGGTGGTGGAGGGGATATTGACGGGGCCAGCGGGGCCCTGCGGGCCGGTCGCGCCGGTCGCGCCTTTCTCACCCTGCGGGCCTTTCTCACCCTGCGGGCCTTGCGGGCCCATGAGGTTGACGGTCGCGGGATTCGCAAGCCCGCCGTTGTTCGTCCAACTCAGGTCTCCCGCCGCGGACACAGCAGGGGTAAAGGTCGCACCTTTCGCGCCGTCCGCACCGGCAGGGCCCTGCGGGCCCGTCAGGCCTTGCGGGCCGGTTTCACCTTGCGGACCAGTCTTGCCCTGCGGGCCCTGTTCACCCTGCGGACCCCTTGGCCCCTCTGGTCCGGTATCTCCCTTCGCGCCGTCAGCACCGGCAGGCCCCCGTGCGCCCGTGTCGCCCTTCGGGCCCTTGAGGTTCACGGTCTGCGGATTCGCCTTGCCGCCGTCGTTCGTCCACGACAGGTCGCCGTCGTCGCTCATGCTCGGCGTGAACGTCACGCCGTCACGTCCGTTTGTCCCGTCCTTACCCGGCGCACCGTCTGCGCCGTCTTTCCCAGGCAGGCCGTCCGCGCCCTTTGCGCCGTCCTTGCCGGGGGCTCCATCCGCCCCGGCAGGGCCTTGAGGACCAGTCTCGCCGGGATCGCCTTTCGGGCCCTGCGGACCCTCGGGCCCCGTGTCACCTTTCGCGCCCTGCAAGGGGCCGTTGTTGATGAACTCGCCGGTAATACCGTCGAAAATGTAGATGTCGTAGGGCTCCGCCGTGCCCACGCCGTAGGCATCGCCCGCCGCTGCGGTCGCTTTCTGCGCGGCGTCCAGCGCAGCCTTCGTGCCGTAATAGCCCAGCACCTTGAAGCCTTTGCCGGTGTCCCCTTTGGGGCCTGCTGGCCCCGTCTCTCCTTGCGGGCCGGTCTGCCCCTGCTGGCCTTGTTCGCCCTTCGGGCCGCGCGGACCTTCGGGGCCGGTCGGTCCGGTCGCGCCGATGTCACCTTTCTCTCCTTGGGGGCCGGTATCGCCCTTGTCGCCTTTCAGCGCGGCAAGCTGTGCCGCCGTGAAGTCGGAATAGGTAAAGGCATCGCCCTTGTCGCCCTTTGTGCCCTGCGGGCCAGCGGGGCCAATCTCGCCTTGAATGCCCTGCTCTCCCTGCGGGCCGCGCGCGCCGGTTTCACCTTTGGGGCCCTGCGGACCGGTCGCGCCGGTTGCGCCGGTCTCGCCTTTTGGACCCTGTGCGCCGGTTGCGCCCGTGTCGCCCTTGGGGCCGGTCGAGCCTGTGTCGCCCTTTGGTCCCTGTGCGCCGGTGTCGCCCTTGGGGCCGACTTCGCCCTGCGGACCGGTCGCGGCAACACCCGTGTCGGCAAAAGCGCCCGCCGTGGCGTCCCACTTGAACCAGTTGCCCGTGGTCTCGTCGACGTATGGCATCTTGGAAACCGCCGTCTCCGCATCCGCCGCCGCCCGCAAAACTTCATCGACCCAGCTTTGATAGGCCGGAGGCGGTGCCTCTCCGCTGTTTTCCAGCGTTTCGCGCACGCGTGTTTTATATATCTGGCTCTTCACAATGGTATCGCCAACGGTATAGCGCAGCTCTGCCGCGCCCTCACCGGCCACCGCCGTATCAACACTCGATACCAGCCACACGAGCGCGCCGTCTTCTTCTGTCACCGTCACGGGATACGGCTGCGCATCGCCGTTTCGCTGCACAATCAGGCTCGCCACGCCCTCGCCATAGCCCTCGCGCCACTTTCCCAGCACGTCAAAGACGACCTTGCGCGCCTGATTCTCGCCCCTGCGCCCGAGCTTGATCTCTTCGAGCGCGTAAGCATTTTCAATAACCATGTTGTCACCTCTCTTATGGAAAACGGCGCAGCAAGAGCGACTTTTTCGTCCCTTGCTGCGCCGTGTCGCAACTCATTTTTCGTGTCTCGCGGTCGTATTCACTTACGCGTTGTGGGCCTTCGCGCTCTCAACGTAGTCGCTGCTCATCGTCTGGATGAGATTTGCGGTCGAGGCATCCTGTCTCATCTGGTTCTGGATGGCCCACAGGAACTTTCTCTTGACCTGTACGGTCACGCCGCGCTGAATCAGGCAGCTTTCGCCGTTCACGCACACCAGCAGGTCATCCTTGTACTTGCCGCTGTCCTTGAACAGGCGGACGCTGACGTACTCCTCGCCCGCGGGGGCGGCGTTCACAGCCGCAACGGCGTTCTTTGCTTCGCTCATCGGTCTTTCCTCCGTTTCAGTGGCGGGGGCGGCGTTCACAGCCGCCCCCTTGGTGGTTAGGTCAGCGGGGTCTCGTCAAACGTAGAAGTGGTCTCCACGCGAATCATATACGCCTCAACCAGACGTTCGGCGACCTTGGTCGCCTTCCAGCCGACGGTTGCACGCTGGTTCAGCGGGTCAGCCGTACCGGCAGAGCCGAGCGGCTTGACGATGTGCTCAAGGCCACCACCGGTCAGCTCGGTCGTACCGTAAGCCTCCGCGCCCATGATGAGGGTGGAGTAGACGTTGCGGCCCTTCGCACCGGCTTCGCCCGGATAGATGGTGGTCGACGCCGTCGGGGTGGCAGCAGGCGCTTCTTTCAACGTGATCGTCGCGCTGCCAGCACCCGCGGCCGTGGCACTCTCGATCTCAAGAAGTGCACCACCGATGACGACCTCACGGCCAGCCAACTTTGCGGCGTCAGCAGTAGTGATGGCCTCGTTTACGGTCAAGACCTTGCTGGATGCGCTCTTGACGGTCAGGTCGCGTGCGCCCTCAGTCAGGTCATCCGCGTGGAACACCTTCGCTTCGGTCGTCTCGATAAAGCGGACGCCCGCGATCTTGCCGATCTCGTCGTCGTAGATGTTGCTGGTGTCCTTGTACTCGTGCGGGCGCTTCCAATCAGGGTCATCCTGAATGTCGTAGGAACAGTCAGGGTGAATGATGGCCCAGTAAGAACCCTCATAGCGCGGGGCGTTCATGGTTTTCAGGAAGCGAACCGCCTTGCGGACGGCGCGCACCGTGAAATAGTGGTTGCCCGCGGCCTCGCCGCCAACGAGCAGATGACGGCCCGTCACCTGACCTTCGCCGTACTGGACGTTGGAGCCGCCGTTGATGACCTCGCGGGTGATGGTGTCGAGCGTGCGGCCCGCCTGAGAGCCGAGCAGCACCGTCGCTTCCTGCAGGTTGTTGTCGATGGCGGTCAGGTCGAGGATATCGGAAATCTCGACGAAATCGCCGTACTGGTCGACCTGCGCGGTCAGCGTGGTCATGGACAGCTTACGTCCCTTGGGCGTCACGCCTTCGGTGATGGGCGTCAAGGCCTTGGGCAGCGGATCATACTTACGGAACTCGATTTCCTTGCCCTTGCCCTTGGGGATGTTGCGCTTCTGCGCGAAGCGGTCATGCACCAGCTCGGGTTCGGCGTTGTCGATCAGGGTGTCGCAGTAGTAGGTCTTCATCTCGCCCGAGAGACCGGCATCGGTCGTCACGTTCGTCTGGCCCTCAAACAGGCTCAGAATAACGGGCAGAATGAAAATGTCTTTGAACTTCTTCATAGAGTTTTGTCTCCCTTCTTACAGTCGGTAAATTAGGCGGGCATCAGAATACGATGCGCTCGCCGCGCCGAACGCGCCTTGCGATCTCTGCGCGGTCGGCCTTCGTGAATTTGCTCGGGTCACTCTTGACAATGACCCCCGGCTGGGAAGTGGTTCCATTCTCGTTCGGGCGCATTCCTTTCGCGCGGACATTGTCCATCACGCGTTTTTCCATCTCCGCCGCAGCTTTCGCCGCGCTACGAGCCTGAATGTCGCCTAAATGGGATACCTCGTAAGCGTCTTTTACAGGAACGCCAGCACGCAGCATCGCAATGAAACGCGGATTCTCCGCGACTTCGCGCTTGAGGTCGAAGTCAGGGTACTCGCCCGGTGCGTCCGCCGTGCCGACCAGCTCGCTCGCCTGACGGATCCAGTCGTTATAAGTCTCGTCGGCTTTCTGCTGGCGCTGCCTGTCTTCTTCCTGGCGTTTGAGCGCTTCGTTTTCCTGCTGCATCCGCGCATACTCGCGGTACTGTTCCACGCTCATGCCCATGCTCTCCGCTTCCGCATTGTAGAGCACGCTGTTGAGCGCCGCATCGCCCTCAAAAGCCGCACGCAGCTTACTCATATCGCCGTCCGACACGCCATAATGGCGCATCAGTGTGTCGATAATGGGCTGCGAATCTGCGATCTTCTGGTCTTTGGCCTTCTCTTCGCCGAATCTGCGGTTGATGATGCGCTGCGTCTCCGCGGTATAGACGTCCTTGTATTTGCCGTTTACGAGGTCAAGGAACTCCTTTTTCAGGTCTTCCCTGCCTTTTTCCGCAGCCCCGGCGTCGTGCTGCTGCATCTTCGCGCCCTCGCCCTTCGGCTCGCCAGAAGAGGTCCCCGTATCGTCAGGTGTCTCCTGCTTGCCGAACACGACGTTGGCGTATTCGCCCGTTTTGCCCTTCCGGGTGGGAGAAGAGCTTGCATTCGTGGTCTCGCCCTGTGCGCTCGCGCCTCCCTCAGCGCCGCCCGATGCACCGGCAGCGGCCCCCGCAGCGGCAGCGCCGCCATCAAAGAGACTCAGGATCACGCGAAGCGTAGTTTTGAGGTTCATGGTATCCCTCCTGCTTGTCAAATCGCGGATATTCGGCCCTCCGTGTAGGCCGTGCAGCGCTTCCCATCATCCGCAGGGGAGGGGAGAGCGGCGAAAAGATGAAGAAAAACGCCGACCCTCCCTCGCGGGCGTATGAATAGGAGGAAGCCACTCGCACGCCTAAAGCGTAACATGCGGCTTCCTCCGTCTCACCACGGGCGAGAAAAATTTTTTAATTCTCTTTGACGTGCACGCAGATCGCGTCCGGCCTCGTGTCTTCCAGCTGCTTGAGCCCGATGCACGCGGCGATGAATGCCGCCTCGATGCGCTCGTCGCCGCCGCAGTGGATGAGGAAGCGCGGCGCACCATCGTCTATCTCGAAGCCATAGACCTCGCACTCTCCCTCAGCTTCCATGTTCTTCACATAGCCGCCGAAGGCATACATCACACCCGTGATGTAATTGCAGCATTTCTCGTCCGCCGAATGTCCTTCGCACAGGATCATGTATCGACCAATTTCGTGCTCGATGTGAACCATCGTCATGCACTTACACCCCCGGCATTGCCGCGCTGCTTCCCGTGTCCATGTTCGGCTTAGACTGTTCGGCAAGCTTCTGCATGTACGGCGTCTGTGCGCTCTGTGCGTCAGCGTTCTTGCTCTCAATTCCACCGCTGCCGCTCTTACGTGTCGAGCCGCCACTCTGCGTGCCGCCCGCCGTTCCGATGCCCATGTCCTGTCCCGTAAGCTGCTGGATAACCGCGAGCGCCTTTTGCAGCTGATCGCTCTGCTGCTGCACGACGTTGTAGAGCGTCGCGCCCTCGTTGACCTGGCTCTTGATCTTGTCGATTCCTTCGAAGTCCATCATGTCGAGCGCAATCATGCTTTCCTGTGCCCTGTCTGGGGAGAAGAATCCCAGCGAATACAGCTCTTTTGCCCGCTCGTTCTGTTCCGCACGGGAGAAGGGATTCTTCTTCTGCGCCTTGATCTTGATGTCAAAGACCGGCCTGCGGAACAGGTCATTGCCGAGGCTATCCACACCAGTCACCTGATCGCCGAGCTCGTTCACGCCGATCTGCGCATACTCGTAGGGCATTTCATTCGTGATGCGGAAAGTACGCGCTGCGTCGTAGAACTGCCGCATGCGCTCGATGCACAGCTTCACGATCTTCGCCTGCGCGCGGTAGCACGCCGAAATCATATCGCGGCTCGCCTTGTTGCCCGCTTCCTGCAATGCGCTGATCGCCGCAGCAGCTGTCGCGCCGGAGGACGTGCCGCCGTTGGAAACGTCGCGGTTTGCGCTCGTTTCCTTCATCTCGTCGATCTTCATCTGCACGATATTCGCGTAGATGGAATCGAGCGGGCGCGTCGTTACTTCGCGGAGCCTGCTCTCGTCGATCTGGCCGGACACGTGGATGATCGGCTTGCGCCAGTCAAGGAACTCTTCTTCGTTGATGTTCAGGCTTTCACTCGCAAAGTACCGGCGCTTGCTGCCCATCATTGAAGTTTCGAGGATGTTGCCCCACAGCTTGTCGATGTAGAGCTGCGGATCCTTTGCAATGGCCGTATATCCGAATCCCGCAGGTGTGCCCTTTTCTGGGAACAGCACGTCAAACACGAACGGATATTCGCCGTCTTCGTAGAATCCGCCCTCCGCATATTCTGGGTCATTTTCGCTGGCGTAGATGATATGCTCCTCGTCGATAAACTTCGCGTAGTGCAGTACCGTCCTCCCGTCTGTGGCCTTCTTGCGGTAATACCAGTCGATCACGGCGACCTTGTTGCTCGTGTCCACTGTGTCGTCGTACTCGTATTTTGCCGTTTCAATGCTGCTGCCGCTGAGCTTATCCGCAAACTGCGGGTATTCGTCCTCGATGATGTCGCGGTCGACGAGCGCCACCGTAAACACGTTGCGGCTCTTCTGGATGTCCTCAATACCCGGCTCCCAGAAGATATTCAGCGGGTCAATGCCCTCGATAGCGATGTCGCCGAGCCCGTTGTCTTTCTCCTTGTCCCAAAACACCCCATAGAGCGCCACACCGTGTTTGAGCTTTTCCCACCACTCGAAGCTGTATGTGCTGTCAAATTCGTTGTATTCCATGATGACCGGCAGCACAGACGAGAGCGTCTGCGCGCTTTCCTCGTCGCTCTGCTCGCGAGGCAGGCATACGGGCTCGGGGTAGTTGTCCATCGCGTCGGCGTGCTTATTCATGATCGAATTGAACAGCCATGCACTCGCAGGCTCGGGCGATTCCCCCGCGTCTTTCGCCCCGCGTCGGATATCCTCCCAATGCCGAAGCTTCCACCAGCGCTCCTCGCTGATGATGCGATTCTCGAAGTTGCTCTTGCCCTGCTTGTACTTTTGCAGCGTTTCTACGGCATCACCGATCTCCTTGCTGCCGATGGCTGCGCCGCTGCTCATCGCCGCGTCGCTGTCGCGGAATGCGCCTACAAGCGGCGCTTCTGCCTTTGCATCCAACATCGCAGCAGCGCCAGCCGCGTCGGCCTGCTGCTGCGTCTGCGGGAATTTTCTCGTTCCTGCCATGTCTTCCCCCTCCTGTCAGTTGTGTTGGAACCACGCATATTTGTCGTAGCTCGGCGTATTGATGTCCAGCGGGTCGTACAAGACCGGCTTCGGCGGCTTATTTACCCGCGCCGCAATGGGATTCTCCATGCACACATAGCGTGTCATGTCGTAGATATGATCCTCCTGCTCGGTGTTCACGTCCTCAACGTCCTTTTCGTCATAAACGAGGTTTGGAACCGTTCGGATGAAATTCTTGCACGTATCGAAGATATACAGCATCGGCACGCCGTTCTCATCAAACGCGAATCGGTTGTGCAGCTGCATCTTGCCGTCGATGCGGGCGTTATCCCCCTTCTCGAAGTAGACGCGCTCGCGCTCAAAGAGCGAGCCGATGCTCTCCGTACCCTGCGTGCCCCAGATCGCGGGGTCGCCCACACGGAAGATGTGCCGCCCCTTGAGATTCGGGTCTTCTGCCTCAATGCGCTTCATCTCGCGGGCCACTGCCGTCGGTTCCATCTTCACGCCCTCGTTCGGTGTGCCCGTGCAGCCGTAATATTCCCGGATGTGGTAGAGCCGCCTATCTTGGTCGACCGCGAACCAGCCGATGGCAAACGGCCTTGAATAGCCCCAGTCCATTGCGCACCAGATTGGCCACTCGCGTGGGATTTGGAACGGTGCAATGACGTGCGTGTTGATGCGGTCGCGGTAGTGCTTGCTGTCATTGCGCCACTCGGTAAACACCTGCCCGGAGAATGTGTCCCAGTCGCCGTAGAGCAGTGCGTTCTTCTCCGCCTCCGGCATCGACGCGAGGCGCGTCAAATAGCTGTCGTCGTTCTTGAGCAGTATCTTATTGTCGAATACCGTGCTCGGCACAAAGATGCGGCTCTTCTGCCGATGTTCTTCGTGCCCATCTGGAAAGCGCACGACGGCATCCTCGCGGATGGTCCTCATCGGCGGCGCTGCTGTGATGAAACGTTCCTTGACCCATCCGTGCCCCACACCGCCGGGGTTCGCCGTGCTGCGGATGTATACACGCGTCCCCGGCCCGTTTGGCCGGTTGCGGGAAAAGAGGTAGCTGTATTCTTCCCATGTAAAGTGAGTCAGCTCGTCGAATGCGATAAAGTCATACGCCTGCCCCTGATACTTGATCTTGTCCTTTGCGTACTGCATTGATCCGAAGATGATTTTCGCCCCGCTTGGGAATGTCCATGTGTGGCTGCTGCCGTTGTAGCGCGCGCCCGGATAGATACGCGGGTAGTAGTTCAGCGTCTTGTCAATGAGCTCGGCAAGCTGCGGGAAGGTCTTTCGCAGGATGATCGCCTTGTAATACGGGATATTTACTTGACGCAACGCCTCGATGACCAACGCATCGGATTTCCCCCCGCCTAACCGGCTGCGCCGCCGTATAGAGCCTCGTCCTCCCAGCGGCTCATAAAGAGTGCCTGCTTGGGCTGCGGCTTCCATACCACGCTACGCTTCGCCATTCGCATCACCTCCCGCGTCCTGCAGAACAGGCATTACCGCGGGCAGCTCTGCCACACCGCACGTGCTTTCTCCGCCGTCGTCCTTTTTCTCGTCATTTACCCAGCGGAAATTGTATCGCAGGCTGAATTCCGCGCCACGCTGCCCGTCTCGGTCGAAGAGCCGTTCCTCGGCATAAGCCTCGATGCGGGCCTTCGCGCGCGTAACCGTGTCAACAAACCCTTTCTTCGCCTGATAGTTCAGCAGCGCCTGTCTGCTTGTAAATCCAAGTGCGAGCGCCAGCCCCGTCACCGTCGGCGGGCGCTGGTGAATGATAAACGGCTGCCCGAATTTGTCGAGAATCGGCATCCCGTCGTCCCCGATGATTGGCTCGCCTTTGCAATCCTCAAAGTATCGGTCAATGACGGCTTGCATTTCTTCGACCGTCACATATTTGGGAGGATGCCCATTTTTTGCCATGCCGCCACCACCTTTCTTTTTATGCTGCAAGCCCCCCGTCCTCGGCCTTATCGCGCAGCATTCTTATCCCCGCTCGGAGAACCGAGCTTCCTATTTCCGACGGTAACACGCCACCTTTTATTTCTCACCACGGGCGCAGAAACTTTCTCTTTCCTTTCTGCGCTCTCCACTGTATAGTTACATACACACAACATAGATATATCCTGCGTATAGCACCCTCTCCCGAAAGAAAAGAAATATAAAAGAAAAGAAAGGGGTTCTCCCTCACGGGAAAAAAAGAAGCAGGGCTTTCGCCCTGCCTCTTCTTATGCCATTTTGAGCTTTCTCTTGAGCCACGCCCGCAGGCTCCGCCAAACGTGCTCATCGCATCACCTCAATCATCTCCCGCGCTGTCGATCAGCCTGTCAAGATAGAATCTCGCCTTTCGCAGATCTTCCTTGCCGTTTTTCAGCGGCCAGCGCCACATGTACTTGAGCACCTGTCCCGTCAGCCATGCTTGCATCGGGTCTTTTTGGCACGTCAATGCGGCCGCAATGGCGTCGATGCACTCGACCCCTCCCGCCGTGTAATGCGCGGGGTGATTTACATTGTCATGCTCGATGCACGGACTATTGACAGGTGCGCCCCCTCTCGGCGGTGTACTCCATTTAAACGGATCGTTACTCATGGCGCGCCGCCTCCCGTTTGAGCCACTTCCACAAGTTTCGCCACGGGTGGGCTTCTGCGTAATTGGCGCGCTCTCGAGCATCCAAAAGGTCATCATGCAATGCTTGCGCGCTTCCCTGCCATTCGAAAATTTCTTTCGTTTGCTGGTCTTTTTCAACCTGCATGGTAGCAATGCACGCATTCGCCCGCCCAAGTGCCGCCTCGGTGTCATTGAGTTTGTTTTTCAAGTCGGCGGCTTCTCGCTTCGATGCCTGCCACGCTCTCCAATACTGCTGCCTCTGATCGTTCAAATGCTGAGCCGAGTTTTTGGCTGAATCTAAGTCCGCTTTCAGCTTCTCGATCTCGTTGTCCTTGTTGATGGCCTCGCCGTTCACGCCGCCGACCGCCGTTTGCAGCAGGAAGCCCAGCAGCTCCCAAACCTTGTTTCTGATCCGTTTCATGCAGATTTCCTCCCCCAGCTTCTCGTCGTAGTTCTCCGCGCTCACGCAACTCGAGCTCTCCACGATCTCGAAGCCGTTTTTCAGCACCGCGCGCACAACGGTCGTCTTGCCGCCCATCGCCACGGTTTCGTGGTGGTCGATGAATCGCTCGACCATCTCCGCGCTGATGCTCGGTGCCTCAGTCTTGAGCTTGCCGTTCACCTCGAGCGGCAGATACGCGCGCTCGAAGACCTCATTCGGGCTGAAGCTCTCGTACCCGTCCGCATAGCGCACCTTGTAGCCGCGCTCGACCTTGTAGCCGCGCGGCACTTTGTTCTCTGCGAGCGCAACGACCTTGCCGTCCACACGGTAGGCGGGCTCCGCCTCGATGAGTTTCGTTCCGATATACTTTTTCATAGCAAAATTCCTTTCTTTTTCGCCCGCAGGCATTATTTCATTCGTAATTGTTCTTCTTGCCCCCGGTCGCTCTCGACCTTCACGACCTTCACGTCTCCGTATCGCTCAATATCCATGGCGAGGCGCTCCTTGATGCCCTGCGCATCAGCGGCGGGGACGTTGGCTTTAATCGTGATCGTCAGCATTTGCGCCCTCCTTGTCGTCCATCTTTGCGCTCTCTATCTCAAGCGCACGTTCACGTAGATCCCCAAATCCATACTCGTCTTGCCATCCTAACTCAGAAGACGCTTTCTGACAGCTCTCGCACAGATAGCACGTCCACGGCGCACCATCGAAAACGCAACTGCGCTCCATCATAGCCCCTTGCTCGAATTTGCGCCCGCAACCGAAGCACACATGAGCCGCCCGCGTTTTAACAACCTTTCGCCCAACAACGTCCATGCGTTATCCCTCCTTCGGCTCGCCGTAGCTGCAAAAGTCGTCTTGCTGCATCGGCTTCCCACTTAACGTGCAAAGAGCCTCGCCTGATGACACCGCAAAGCTATTGATATATGCATACTTGCAGTCCTTGCAACGCGTCACCGGCGCAACATCAGCGGCGGGAATTGTCAACAAATCCCGTTGAATAATAGATAACTTGCGATTCTGCGCTACACTGTTTGCTGGGCTTCGTTCTCGCAAGACCGCCTTTACAGCAGCGGATCGCTCAATGTATTCAGCCATGTTCAACCCTCCTCCACATAGCGCCAGCTCTGCGGCGCGCGCTTGATGTCATATGGTGCTGCGCCGAATCTCGTATTGCGCAGACCGGTAAACTCGCTCAGTTCGCGCGGCGCGTCGTAGATGCGCAGATCGGTGATGTGCCAGCCGTAGCCCTTTTGCGCGTGCAGATAATCGTGTATATCCTTGAGATCAAGGCAGGACTGCCGTGCGATAAAATTCGTCGTCGGCTGGTCTTCGTTCTTAACGTAGTAGCTGCCGCCGCGCGCTTTGGTCTCAAGCTCGTAAATACGGTCGCAGGTAAATTCGCCGATGACCTTACCGTTCCCAAGCGGGCAGTTCAATGATTTCATAGAGCCGGTTTCCAGATAGTCGCGCATAAGCCGTTCCTGAGAAATCGGAATATTTAAGTCCTGCCCTCCAATGGTGCAGTAGATATAGCACTTAAACGGCGTGTCTATCTTCGGGCGCGTCTTGCGCACCTCAATCGTCTTTTCGCCGCTGGCAATTTTCTCGCACCACTTCGGGCGGATGCTCAGCATAACAGCCTTACTCATCCTTCATCGCCTCCAATGCAGCTTCCGCTTCCTCACGAGTAAGGAATAAAGCGTCCATTTATGCCTCCATTCTATCGATCACTTTTCGAATCACATCGCCGCCGTAAGCATTTTTCGTCAGCTCCAAAAACTCCGTAATCGTCATCATGCCGTGTACAAGGTCAACACCGTGGTTTCGGGCGAACTGCTTTCGTCCCATGTCACACGACCCGGTCAAGCGGTGGTGCCAGTCGTAAAAATACTGCGTCGGATATGCTTTCTCGCGGTCTGTTTCGCGCAGAAACGTATCAATGCGCCCATCTTCCGGCATATCCTCGAAAAGCTTGTCTCGCAACGCCTCCATTGCTTCGCGCAGCGTTTCGCCGTGTGCAAAAACATTGTCCTGCTTGACGATGTAGCACGGCGTGAGCGTCAAATCGCCGTTCAAAATTGCCCCGTGCGCAGTGTTGCCGTGCACGGAACGAATCAGCGTATTGACGCCATCAATTCGATAGACCGTTTCCCGATTGAAACTCTTAATTCCGTCGCCGTAGCCGGAGCCGTCGCCGTAGCCGGAGCCGTCGCCGTAGCCGGAGCCGTAGCCGTAGCC